AACGTGCAAAAATACGTGATGATTTCTTTTCGACCGCGACAGTTTTTGATCTATATTCTATCATAGGTGATGATAGACCTGATAATGTGGCACAAAAATTATATGGTGATTCTGAATTAGATTGGGTTGTTTTACTATCTAACAATATTATTAATATTCGTGATGAGTGGCCAATGTCTCAATATGACCTTGAGAGATACCTTGATAATAAGTACTCACAAGAACAGTTGTCAGAAGTACATCATTATGAGACAAAGGAAGTAAAAACAGATTTTGGTATGTTATTACTTCAAGAAGGATTATGGGTAGATGCAAATTATACCTTTAAGTTTACTGATGATGATGAAGTAAAAACCTTGTCTGGTGCAAATATATTGACTTCTGTCTCAACTTACCAATTCGAGATTCAGAAAAATGACAGTAAAAGGAATATATACGCTCTTAGATCAAATTACCTACAAACAGTCTTTTCGGATATGAGAGATATTATGACATATACCAATAGTTCACAATATATTGATAATCGCACTAAAAAAGGCGACAATTTGAGAATACTGTCACCTAGATAAAAAACCTTAAGACAAAAAAAATACCGGAATTTTTTTTCCGGTATTTTTGGAACTAAAAGTCGATTTTGGTTTTACTCTTCTGCTAGTCTCTGAAAGTATGAGAGTGCATCATCGTTATCATCTGCTGCCACAGCGACTGGTTCTTTGACAACACTTACCTCTTCCTTAATCTGATCATGAGACTTGAGGGTAAGTTCCTCTTGTTCATCAAAAGTTTCAGGGTCGAGTGACTTTCTTGTGCTCGTTGGATTCAATACAGCGTTCATTCTCTTCTCCAAATCCTGATAGGACTTGAATTGATCTGCCTTTGTGAACTCTTCCAATGAAAATTGTCCTTTCCATAGGGTTTCTAATGCATCATCGTCATCCAATAATGCCTCGGTTTTTGTGAACTCACTTGAATCGTAGTTTCTATATCCGGCAACATTCTTTGCCTTCAACTTGAAGTTAGCACCTTGCCAGAAATCAAATGGATCAATTGCTTCCTCATCTTCAAACTCAGGTTGCATTGCTGCAGTTATCTTATCAAAGATCTTTTTACCGAACTTGTATAAGAATACTTTACCTTCATTTTGTGGGTTAGCAGGATCCTTTACAACATATATGTTAGAAATATATGAGAGTTTTCTCTTCTGCTTTCTTGCTTGATCTTTATCTTCATCACTGCCACTATTCCATAGTAGTCTGTTGTACTCCGACACTGGATCTTTTTGACCTAGTGTGGTGAGACTGTTCTCAATGTACCAACCTCCGGGACCTTGAAAAGCATGTGACCATACCTTTGCCCATGGAAGTTCTTCCCCGTCGGGTGCAGGAAGAAAACGGATTACAGCATAACCGTTACCTGCTTTGTCAACTTCTAGTTTCCAAAGACGCTCATCAGCACCATTAGTTGTGCCTTTGTTCATCTTTTCGATCTCACTTGTAAGTTTAGAAGTGAGACTGCCTAGTCTTGACTGTTTCTTTAGATTTGCGAATGACATTAGTTTGATTAATTGGATTCGTCGGATTGAGTAGATTGGTGGATTAACACCTTGCATAAATCATACACAAGTGTAATGTAACATACTATTTAGGTAATGTCAACTCATAATTTTGTCTCTTGTATTGCTTCTTTGACAATCTGTTTGAGTTCTCTTTTTTGCCTCTTACTAAAAGAATCTGTACCAAATTTTTTGTCTATCCATTTCTTTCCGTACCAAAATACAAATAGACAACCGAGTAAAGGAATACCTTCACTCCACGGTAAATCCCATGCCCACTTAAAAAATTCCCACATCAGTCTTCTTCTTCCTCATCCTCTTCTGGTTCTGGTTCTGGAGGTGCTTGCAAAAACATAAAGACCTCTGATATCCACCACTCTTTTTCAAGGCGAATCCACTCTCTAATATTCTCTATTATTTTTTTCAATCCCTTTGCCTCCAATCGTCTGATCTATCAGGTCTAAACCAGTCCACTATATCACTTGCATCTGTGAAACCCCTTCTATGTCTCCTTGAATCGGGGTCTCCTAAATTCAAGTGCTTAAGAAAAGAATCGTCATCACTTGACGCTAATCGTCTTGCTGACTGTAACATACCTCTTGCTGATGTATTTGCCTTCGCCAATTTCTGTGCCCATATCATGTCGTCTATACTAACTTCTGTTCCTGCTGCAATAGATTTGCAGATGTCCACTAACCGTAGACGATATGCGGTAGATAACATAAAATAATGTGTAATATTAGTATTATGTATGTAATTTGTCAGACAAATTCTCTAATGTCTGTCTCATATTATTAAATATTGTGTTCATATTAACGTTTTTGAATCCCATTGCAGCAGAAGTCATCTGAATTTTATCTTTCATTTCTTTTGCTTCAGGGTCATCAGATAATGATAACCTTGTCCACATAACTTCTTGCTTATCAATAAGTGATATAAGTTTTTTCATATGATCTCTCTGCTCTTCGACAGTCATCATAGGAAATCTCATGATGACTGCATAAAGGTCTTTCTGTGTCTCAAATATATCCTGCATTTCTTCTTGAATGATCTGTGATCTGAAGAATTTACTCATACAGTTGTTCCTTTAGATAAGTTTTGTATTTAAATATATCAATATTTAGAAAGGGTGAATACTTATGCATTTTCATACTGATTTTCTCCCATACAGGGTCAGTCAAGATCTTATCAAAATTTTTCTTATATCCAAAAACCTTATCTAAAATTATCATGTTCTCAATACTCAACTCATCTCTTAAATGACACTTGAGTATATGTGGGTGCCCCTTACCTATGAACCACTCTGTAAAAGGAACCTTACATAATTCATCTATTTCTTGAGTGAATTTGTAGTATAAACTCTGCTGTCTCTTCTGCCATGCTGAATAGGTTGTGTCACCTGTCCTTGCGATCGTACCTATCCAAAGACTTTGAGGATCACTTGACTCTACAAAATTAGCAACGAAGAATTGTTTGACCTCTTCATCAGGATACTTCCTCGATGTTTTCTCAAAGAAATATCTATCCTTTCTCTTATAAAATGAATCCAGACTAGCATTTGTCTTACCACCATACTGAAAGTAATCATACTTTTCTCTGGTGAAGTGACTTTTCATCGCGAGATATATTTTATAGGTATCATAGGGTGTCATTCCATATCTTGTATAGGATATTTTCATGATCTAGTTCGTGGATGTCAGGTTTTTGATGGAAGTTGCAGACAGAATACTCTGGCATGTATTTGCAATAAGCCTTCTTATCTCCAGAATCGCGATAGTGTTCTGGTTCAGATCCCTCTCTATAAGAATAAAAAATCTTTGGTAGAATTTGAAATTCAGATAAATGTTTTTCATGTAAGTAGACATCTATTCCATTATACATCCTAGCATACCTTCGCCAATTTGACACGTACTGTTCATAAATGTACTTGACATCTTTCCAAACAATACAGGTTGATGTCCATGTAAATTTAGGCATCTTATTTTTTTCAACATATGATTTATTTTTTTTATTCGCCCACTCTTCTGACTTCCATCTTGCAGGTGTAAGTGCGAAATTAGTTTCAAAATCAAGTATAGGTTTGATGTCACCTTGAATGACCATATCAAGATCAAAAAATATTTTCTTCTCATACTTATCTAATTCCTCACGAGCAAATAGTTCTAATTTATTCCATGCTGGCCACCAAGAAAAAGTACCTAAAAGATTCATTTTAGAATTCATCCACATGTTTGGATCATCTGCTAAATGTGGGACATATTGTGCATACCAAGGATCTTCCTTCTTCCATCTGGATGAGTCTTTTACAAGAGGTTGCATATCATATACAATTATATTTGGATCGATGCCAGAGGGATCATCCGTAAAACATATAAAGTCAAGATCACATTGTTTCCTTATCGCTTTATATAAATTGTTGACGTAGATAGGAGGATATTTTTTTCCTATCTTTATGCAAGTGACGCAGTTCATATCAATCGTATACGAATTGCCCTACTTTATTTTTTTTACTTGCCTCTATTTGTTGATGAGCATAGTGCCATTCAGGATTTGATGGACACATATTACACATTTTGTGTGGTAATAATGTTTGATCTGCCATCTTAAATAAATCTTCTATTGGTGCATCAACGGGAGTGCCAAGATATTGTAAATAAGGTTTCCATGCAGGATCATCAAGTTGTCCTGTGGATGAAATTGTTTCTCTTAGATATGCAATTATAGGGCACTTCCAAATCATACCTGCATACAATTGTGGGTTAGGACAAGTACAATTGCTCCAACTTTCATCAATATTATTATCATTAAATGGGTAAATTTTATCTCCCTCATCTTTTACAATATCAAACCATATATCTGCCCATGCTTCATTTATATGTAAATGTTCTTGCAAATCAGTTTTATCTTTTGCATATTCAATAAATTTTTCTACATTCCTGTAGAGTATTTTTCCTGATTTTGATGTGGGTTTAGTATGAAGGGACACATAAAGTTTGACACCTTTATTCATATGTTTTACTATCCACTCCCTATTTTCGTACAGTAAGGTTGCATTAGAATATAATTTTATTCGACCATCATAATTTTTTTCCACAGCAGTCAATAATTCTTCACATCTTGGTTCAAGAAGTGGTTCACCTCCTAACACACTTATAT